TCTGATTTAACTTTTGATGCGTCTGGAGGTTTAGTTGCTGAGCTAGCTACTGAAGCTGTAGAAGCTGGAGCTGATAGACCAGGCTGGATAAGTACAGAGCACGAAGCTCATGGCTTTGGAGAAGTTGTTCATACTGACGGCGCAGTTATAACAGGCCATAACAACAACGGTAACGCTGATCATGATACAGGTGAAATTACATTATCTCAAGCTTCTAGCTTAATAAAACCAGGTATGATTATAGAGTCTGCAACTTTATGCCCTCCAAGTGACACTGATCCTTTTGTAGTGTTAAGTCACGATGGCGCAACAACGGCTGAAGGTTTAATTATTGCTAAGCAATCAAATCCAACTGTAGCTGTAGATCATGCTGGTAATGTTGCAAGTGGTGCTGCTGAAAGTTTATTTTTCTATCACGCTAGCGGCGTAGGTCATCAAGGTCAAGGTGGTTTAGAAATGGATGCTTCAGATACAATACCTAAAGGTGTTACTATCTACGGTAGATGGACAAAAATGAATTTAGCTGGCGGTAGAGCAATAGCTTATTTTGGAAAATAATGATAGGATTAGGCGGAAGTTTAAATCAAATAAATTCAGGCGAACTAACTACTGAAGAAGGTAGCGTTATAATCGCTAACAGCCCTACGCTATGGTTAAAAAGAAATACTGATATAACTGTAGCAGTAGGAACTAATGATGTAATCGCTTGGGAAGATCAATCAACAAATAATAATTTTGCTAGACAAAGTACTTCTGGTAGATTTCCACAATATGTTAATGGTGGTGTTGAGTTTAATGTTGCTGGAGATGCAGATCAAAGACTCGATTTAGCTACTAATATAGACTTAAATGAATTTACTATAATAGCAGTTTTAGATATAGCTACCGTAGCCAGTATGGGTTTACTAGGTGGTACAGCTACTACTGAAAATTTAAGAATACATCAAGGTGACGATGTAGACAGAGTAGTTTTACGAATTACTGAAGACACTCCTGATGAAGACGCTGACATGACAAATTTAACGCAAGATATACCTACAGATAAATTTGTTTTTACTTTTCAAAGAGGAACTGGTAGCACTGACAATGTTTTATGTAGAATTAATGGCACTGATGTTACTGATACTACTAGTACTAGAAATGACTCTGATGCAAGTAAAGTATTTACAGTAGCTGATATAGGATCTGCTGCTGGAAACTTTTTAAATTTTCAAGGTGTTATATTTGAGTTAGCTATATTTTCTACTCAGTTAAATGATACTAAAATGGATCAAATTGAAGATGATATGAAGCTTAGATGCGGATTATTATAATTATTAATTAAATTAAATTAAATTATGGCAAAAAGAAAGACGCCTAAGATTAAAGATCTTGGGCCTAAAAAAATTACAGACAATCAACTAACAAAGCTTCAAGGCTTAGTAAAAGCAATAAACGAAACTCAAGCTGAAGTTGGTATGATTGAAACTAGAAAACATAACTTGCTTCATCAATTATTTGAAATGCAAGCTCATTTATCTGACTTACAAAAAGAATTTAAAGAGCAATACGGCGATTCAGATATAAACATTAACGATGGAACTATAAAGCCAAAAAAAAATGAGCAAGTTAATTCGTAAAATTACAATAGGTAAAGATTATAAAATTGATGCTATGCATTACTCTGTAGGCCAAGAGGTCTATGGAGGGCATACTATTTGTGATATAGTAGAAGAAAAAGAAAAATATAGTATATATATTAAAAAAAATAAAGACGTAATGCCTTGGAAAGACTTTAATAAAAACATGGCTGTATCTATTGAATATAATCTAGAGTATTAATGAAGTCTATACACAATTATATAATAAAACCTAAAGGTGAAAGATATAATAATTCTATAGACATTGAAGGCAAAAAACTAATAGTTAATACTGAGATATTTAATCATCAATACGTAAATAGAGAAGCTGAAATAATATCTACACCTAGCGCAGGCAACTCTGAACTTAACATAGGTGATACTGTAATAGTACATCATAATGTTTTTAGAAGATGGCATAATATAAATGGTGAAGAAAAAAACAGCAAGTCTTATTATAAAGATGATATGTACTTTGTAAGTGAAGATCAAATATTTGCTTATAAAAAAGATAATAAAATAAAATCTATGAAAGGCTTTTGTTTTATAAAACCTATTAAGTCGAAAGATAAATTTTCTATAGAAGAAGAAAGACCTTTAATAGGTATTGTAAAATACTCTGATGGCTCACAAAAAGTTGGTGACTTAGTTGGCTTTACGCCAAACTCTGAGTATGAGTTTGTTATAGAAGGCGAAAGGCTTTATAGAGTTTATTCTAAATTTATTACAATTAAATATGAATATCAAGGAGACGAAGAAGAGTATAATCCAAGCTGGGCATAAAGCAGTTGAAGAACTTATAAAAGTTGCTCAAGAACAAATTATTACTCACAGCGAAGATGATGTGTCAGCTGATAGATTAAAAAATGCAGCTGCTACAAAAAAGTTAGCTATATTCGATGCTTTTGAAATACTTAATCGTATACAAGAAGAGGAGAATATACTAGAAGGCAAAGAGCCTGAAGAAAAAAAAGAGAGAGTGTTTAAAGGTTTTGCTGAAGGAAGATCTAAATAATGTACGAACAAACACTATATAAAATTGTTGAACCAGTTAAAAAGACTACAATAAGTCGACTTAACAAAAAACGTAAATGGGATTATGGATATAATAAAGAAAATGATATTGTCGTTATCAGTAAAACTGGACGAATTGGACAAATATTGGAGATTCAAGGTTTGCGAATTGGGCTGCCGTCTCAACCGCAAAAAGTGCATTTGTTCGACAGAGGCAAGTGGGAAAAAATAAATTATCCAAAAGAATTATCTAAATTAAAAAATATATTTGATTGGAGAGAATATCCAGAAGAAGCCAAAGATAAATGGTACGATTATATAGACGAAGAGTTTAAACGTCGCGACGAAGGCTTTTGGTTTATGAATAATGGCACGCCTACTTATATTACTGGCACTCATTATATGTATCTTCAATGGAGTAAAATAGATGTTGGAGCTCCAAACTTTAGAGAAGCTAACAGATTATTTTATATATTTTGGGAAGCTTGTAAAGCAGATAAACGCTGCTACGGTATGTGTTATTTAAAAAACAGACGTAGTGGCTTTTCGTTTATGAGCTCAGCTGAAACAGTAAATCTAGCTACAATATCATCAGATGCTAGATATGGAATATTATCAAAATCAGGAGCCGATGCTAAAAAAATGTTTACCGACAAAGTTGTACCAATATCTATTAACTACCCTTTCTT